CGTTTTCCTGGTTGACGTTATCGGTTTCGGTCGTGCCCGTCATAGTCGTCGACGTGGTGATCGAGTCGTCCTTTTCCTTCACACCATGGTCGCTATCGAAATGCTCAAGTTTCTCGATAGCCGTGCTGAAACTGAGATTCGTGGTGTTGCCGAGATAGCGACGAGCCTCAGGAATCTGGGTTCCGCTCTTGAACCGAGCGAAATAGACTTCGCCCGACCCGTAGGTATGCTGCTTTGTTTGATTGACTGCCATTTGACACTCCTTAAGGGATTTTCACTTATAACGTGAGATTTGGAACAGCGAAAGGCTTTTCCTGGTCCTCGACGAGGGTTAGCGTCAGGGTGAGCCAGAAAAAGGCCTGGCTAGAGTTCACACCGTCTGCGGGTCGGACGATCGGTGACCCGATCGCCATCTTGAAAACGCACGGTTCCTGGTAGCCGAGACCGAACAAGTTCCGCCCCCGCGACAGCGCACCATCGAGTTTTCGCTCGGTTTCTGCGGCCAGTGCTTTGACTACCTCTGCCGCCAAAACGTGCGCGGGATCGGTCGGATTTTCCTTGTCGTCCTTGACGAAGCCCTGAATGAGCAAGTCCCATTCGCCCACTCGGTCCTGGCCACCGTCCGGCGCCAGCAAAGCGTCGAGGGCGCGAGGATGTTCCAGAACACTGACCATAGGCAGCGGATCGGAGTCGCCAAACAGCTCGCGACCACGGAAGACCTTTGCGGTGACTGTCGCCTGACCATTGATCGTCTCGATCTTGTCAGCGAGGTCATTTATGTAGCCGTTCGTCGGGGTTACCGTTTTGATTGTCGCGCAGACGGCCTTAAGAACGCGCAGTCGAAAAGGCTCGAGGCTCATTTGAACACCTCGGCATCCATGATGCGGTTGAACTCGGTTTCCAGGTATTCGGCTGCTGCCGGCGCAACGTCGTCGCGCACTACCCTGAACACCTGATCTATCGAGGGTCCGTAGATCAGCCAGAGCTTATCCGTGAGGCGAATTGGCTTATAGGCACCGGCCGGCTTGCCACCATCGGTGCGAACGGCCAGGAGCCGGTTCTGCTGATTGGTCCCGCCTTTGAAGATGAATGAGCGCTTGATAAACCGGGCCACTCCCGGTTTGACTGCCACCGCAACACCCTTTCCCTTGCTCACATGTGTAATAAAGCGGGCGAGCGAGGTGGGCCGGTCACGGCCACGGATGACAGCGGTTAGATCGCGGCCGCGTGCGTACTTCGTCACCTTAAGACGTTCGTCCAGGTACGACGCCTTGAAGTCGACCTGGTTTCGCATGAGCCTGCTGGCTTGGGTGCGCGTGCGATCAGCCGTCTTATTGATAGCTGCGACCGCCGCCTGACGCTGTGTCTCGGGAATATGATCCAGGTCGTCGAGCAGACCGCTCAGTCCTTCTACGGCAACGATATTGATTTCCATCACATCGCCTCCGGAACAGGCAGCCCAAGCACCTCATCGGCAGTCAAAGGCTCGACTTCGGCAATGATCCACTCGTCATCGCGCGGCCTTGTAACCGCGATCTGGTAGGCCTCGCCCGGCTCTACCGAAATGACGACGTTCGGAAGCAGTCTCAGGTTCTTCGATTCCAACTCCAACCGGTCAAAGATCAAGCGCGGCTGCGTATCCTCGCGCTGCGCCCATCCCTCGCCAGTCGGTGAATTTCCCACCAAGTTCATTTCCCGCTTATGGTGCGGCCCGCGGATGGTGATCGCGATACCGGATGTCGCCGTCACACTGGCAAGCAGCAACGCCGGGACGCCCATCACGAGATGAACGTCCCGCCGCATCTTGCGCTTAGCTTGGCGCCAGTTGACCATTACTTGGTAGCCGCTTCCGGCTTGGCAGGTTCAGCCGCCTTGGACGGACCGGTCGGCTTATCGTCAGACGAGGCCTTGCGGACCGAACCCAGGGCTTCCAATTCGTCGAACTGTGTCTTGGACAATTCGATTACGCCGTCGGCGGCCGTCGCCGTAACTTCCACGCGGTTGTCACCCGTCCCCGTGATGTATTCAATAGTATGTTGGCCGGTGACAACGGCTTTCACTGTTTCGCTCATTTGCTAGTCCTTTTGAGTGCGTTGCTTAAGTGAGCAGGTCTTCGTCGGCGGCTGCCGGCGCAGTCGGGACGCCACGGGCTGCACGGATCGCAGCAACGAAGCCTGCTTTATTGGTGGCGGTGCCGAGGTCGATTTGTTCCGCCTCAGCAAGGGCCTTCAACTGGGCGTTCGTCATCAATCCCAAGCCGTCGTCACCACGGTCGGTGTCGTTGGGATTGATCTCGGCGGCGGGCGCGTGATCCAGATCGGGGTCGGCAACGCCAGTCGCCGTCTCGACGGCAACCGTTTGCGGAGCTTCCGAGACTTCCGGGTGACCGTTGGCGACCGGTTGATCCGCCAGAACAAGGCCCGTCGTACGTTGATGAAGGGCGAACTCTTCTTCGGTGAGTTCGCGGATTGCCCTGTGCTTCGTGAACAGAGCTTCGTCGGTGCCCGTCGGAAAGACGAAGCTGCCGGGTTCGTAGGATGTGCCGCCGTACGAAACGCGGTTGACGGCAATATATGGTTTGGACATGGTGAAATTCCTCTTTGGGCGGTGACGGGCGACGGCCAAAACCGCCGCCCTATTCGGATCAGGCCAGGACGGTTGCCTTGTAGGTTGCGTTCGGGTTGATCGGGACGAAGATCGGAGCGGACTCGATCGACAGGTTTTCGACCTTCACGCGCTCGCCCGTTTCGAAGTTCTTGGGGAACATGGGCAAGGCCTGATATTCAGCATCCTTGTCGACGATCATGCCGTAGCACTCGTAGCCGTTGATCGACTGTGGGCTGGCCGTGGCAATGATGGCGTTGTTTGCCAGGTAGCGCGTTTGCGTGCCCTTGACGGTGTAGGTCTCGTTATTGACCCACAGTTCAATGCGGTGGCCAGAGGCGCCGCCGACAAAGAGTTCACCGAACTTGTAGATCTTGTCGGTGGATGCCAGCCCCCGGTCGACCGTATGAACGCCACCCTTGATGGTCAGGTCCATATGCGCCAGGATTTCATCGTTTTGACGAACGACCGAAGCAACGCCGCCGCCCATGGTGATACGGTCGATCAGGCCGCCGAAAGCCGCATTGTTCACCGTATCCATGATGTTCTGGATATGGCCGAGCACGGACACGCCGGAATCGCCCCAGCGGCTACCGGAACCGAGAACTTCGGTTTGACCGGGGGCGCGTTGGAAGTCGACGACGACCGACGTGCCGTCCTTGTAGGTACAGGTGACCGCGGCGTCGATGACGGCACGAGCGCGCATCCATTCCCAACGGCGTTCGACGGCAAGCTGCATCTCGTTCATCATATTGAGCTTGATGAGCGCGAGCCGTTGCATCGGCGTCAATTGCGACGGCTGGACCGTCGAAGCGTCGATACCGGGCTGGTAGGTCAGCGGACGCAGCGGGTCAACCGCATCTTCCACGACCACGTTGGCCGGCTTAAAGCGATAGCCCGTAACCTTGTCGGTGAAGACGCCTTCACCGCGGCCCATCGGTTTAACGAAGGGCGCCAGTTCGCGCGACCGGATAGGCAGCTTTTCGAAGTCGATCCATTCGCTAGTAGAGCGCATGGCATTGGTGAAGAACTGCCCGAAGTACCAGTTTTCCGGCCGCGAGTCGCGGAAAACGCCGAGCAGTTGGCGTGTTTGCCAGAGTTCATAGGGATTAGCCATTATGTGAGTTTCCCGTTAAAAGTGAAAGTTAGGACGCATTTCCGCCGAGGCGGGAGCGGAACAGGAGGCTCGGCTTGCCGATCACACCTTGCCAGGTCGTCTTCTTGGCAAGAGTATCGAACGAAGCATCCCAGATGAGCGGACTGTCGGTGCCGGCGTCATCGGACCCGGCGTTGTAGCAACCGGTCAGCCAGACTTCGCCGTACTTGGTGGTGTTCGACGTGCCGGATGTCGCGCCATGGGCCATTACGCCGATAGGGACAATAGCGCTGGCCAATGTGGCGTTGTATGTGGCCTTGACCAGTTTGCCGGTGCTGTCGAGACCAACAACGGTAAACTGAGCCAGCGTCTGGTTGTCTGCCAGGAGCAGACGAACGGGTTCCTGAATGCGCGGCTCGGCACCGGCAACCAGGTTCGAATCGATGATCGTGTCCAGGGTTTCAAACGCCGGGACACCGCGAACATCGGCATTCTTATAAGAGGAATTGATGGTAGCCATGAGACTTGGTCCTTCCGTGCTGGCTGATTACTTCTTAGTCGCGTAGCCCTTGAGGCCGACAGCGGAGGCCAGAGCGAGAATGCTCTTCGGATCGCTCAGCGAAGATGCGTTCTCGTCACCCCCGCCACCCGTCCCAACATTGGGATTCTCGGAGTTGCTCATGGCGCTTTCCATCATGCCGGCCGGCGCACCCGCGCCTGCGGGCTTCTCGTCGGCTGTGGCGACGGGCTTTTCTTCATCGAAGTCAGCCAGGAATGCCGTGGCAGCTTCGACCGACATGTCGGTCTTAAGGGCCGTCGAAAGGGCGGCCTTCGGACGGGCCTTCGCCACGTCGGTTGCCAGAATCCCGTTGATGCGCGTACGTTCGGCCGTCGCGCCTTCCTTCAAACCGGCAGCATGGCCTTCGGCCTTGCCAGCAGTCACGCCGTCGGCACGGGCAGTGGCGACAGCTTCATCGAGTTGGGCCTGAGTGATATCGGCCATGGTCTCATCTCCTTCATTGAGGTTAAGGCTGGCCGTGAAATCAGCCAGGGCGTCATCGAACGCGCCGATTGCATCGGCCAGTCCGACTGACAGGGATTCAGGGGCGCCGTAGGTCAGCGCTTCGGTGTCCCGAACCGCCTTCTCGTCGAGCCCCCGATTTCGGGCTACGGTCTGAACAAAGATGCCGTAGAGATCGTTGATGCGTGCCTGGATGCGCGCCTTTACGTCGTCGGACAGCGCCTCGTAGGCGTTGCCATCGACCTTGTGTTTGCCGGCGTAGATGAAGGTGACGACCCAGCCGAACTCCTTCATCATCTGCGAAATATCGACGTGTGAGGTGACTACGCCGATGGAGCCTACGCCGCCTGTACGCGTGACGGTGATGCGGTCGGCCACGCTGATCGTAGCGTACGCCGCGCTGTAGGCGCTCTCACTGGCAAAGCCTTCGATCGGCTTTTTGCCGCGCATGGCGAACATCTTGTCCACCATCTCAAAGCAGCCTGCGACCATGCCGCCCGGGCTATCGACCACGAGGGCAATACCCTTGACATTCAGGTCGCCCATGCCGCGCTCAAAGGCCCGCCAGATATAGTCGTATCCTGTGGCGTAGCTGCTGAACTGGTACGGGAAGTCATGCAGAAGCACGCCCTTGACCGGGATTTGCAAAACACCGTCCTTGACGACATAGGGACGGATGAACCGCATCCAGCGGTCATCGTCCGCACCCCACCAATCGGAGTCGTCGGCCCGGGCCGCCATCTTTTCTTCGATCTCAGGCAGGGCTGCGGCCAGGCGCGTCATGCACATTTCGAACTGCGCACGACCGGACGCCGAGATGATCGCCGGCTGATGGTCTTGGAATGCCGCCACATAACGGTTGGTCATGAGCGGCTCTCCATAATGTCAGCTACGATTTGCTCGATCATCGCGCGATCAAGCGCCGCCGAGGTCGCGCCGCGCTTGGCCGGGGAACCGCTCAGCGCGTTCTGCATGTCCTGATTGGCAGTTGGTTGCAGATCGATACCGGCCTTGGCATAGGCCGCTTCTTCGCGTGAAATCTGGCGCAACTCACGGCGCCAATCCGATCCGTAAAGGCGTGCGATGACACGCTCACGGGTGCCGATCTTATTGTTCAGTGCGAGCACATAGGCCTGAATTTCCTTAAGCGGATCGATCAGACCTGCACCAGCACCCAGCCAGTCGCACGACGTATACGCCTCGCGGTTCAGCCCATCGTAATAGGCGGGCACATTCTTGCGCTTCAGACATTCCAGCGAATTCTGGTTGATCGCTTCTTCGAGCCACAGGCCGTAAAGGAAGTTGGCGTAACCGTCGGCCACCTTCTTCTTGCGGGAGGCCATGTGCTTTTCGGTCTCGCCGCGAGACGCGCGAGCCGACGAATAATTGGTGTTGGTATAGTCCCGCGATAGCTGTTCGTAGGAGACACCGAGAACCGAAGCGACATAGCGCAGGGCCGACATCTCGAACTTGTCACCGGCTGGCGAATCCGCGCCGGGGTTCTTGAGGTTCAATTTTACGCCGGCCGGCAGGATCGGAATCTTCGCGCCATTGATATCGAGGTTCTTTGCGCCGCCAACGAAGTCCTGCATCATGTTCAGGAACTGCATCTGGTAGTCGATGACGGGGTTTCCGGTGCCCTGGTTGCCACCGAGGAGCGTGAACACGTCACCGTCAGGCAATTCGCTTTCGATCGAGGCGGCGTAGGTGGCCGCCAGGACGGCGCGCTGAAGTTCGACCTTGCGGAACGACTTCAGCATCTTCATTTCCTGCAATGCCGCGACCATCGACGACACACCGCGCGACTGCTCGGCGCGTATCTGATCGAAAATATGAAGAACCTGAGGACGGCCCCATGGCTTCCGCGCCATGACGCGGCGCCACTGATAATATCCGGGCAGCGCGTAATCCATCGGATCGCCCATGCGGATATGGTAGGCTATGGGCTCGCCATCCTGATTCTGTTCGACACCCCCGCGAATGCGGCGCTTATTCGTCCAGGTGTTGGGTGGATCACACAAACGGGCGGTATCGACCATCTGCACCGCCGTGCGGTACGGTCTGCCGTCGTTCGGTTTCCACTCTGCGGTCGCGAGAACTTCACCGGACGCCAGAGCCAGAGCAACGGCTAGTCTGACCTGATCGGTCAGCGTCTTCGTCCCCTGCGCATCCGACCAGTTGAAGGCGCTCTCGGCCCACAGCATGAACTTGGTTTCGACTTCCTCCTGGAACTCTTCTTCCCAGATGTCGTCGTCCTTGCCCCACAACACCTTGGTCATGGGCTTGGCATTCAGCAGGTAGATTGAGCCGACGATATTGTCCTGGTGCAGCGTGCGGCCGCCGGCAACATAGGCGTCGTTGCGGAGCATATCGAGCACGCGCGAGTCGAGCACTTCCTTGTCAGGAAGGATATCCGCGTCCGCCGACTGGATAGGCGGCTGCCATAAGGCAAGCTGATCGAAACCGCTCGCTCCCTCGTAAGCGCCACCCCCCGCCATGACCGCCGACGTGGCGGGGAGCGACTGTGCTTGAGGCACCGGCAGGGATGAGACCGGCCCGCTCAGCAGTTCGGAAAGTTCGGCATCAAAACTCATCTGAACACCGGTCGAATAGGTCCGGTGCGGGTTGTGAGACTTGAGCCTGCGATTTGCGCCCGCAGCTCCGCAATATACCCCTTGAGGCGGCTCGCATTGGCGACGGTATAGCTAACGCTTTCGCCCGATTGATCCTGGACCCGCACGACCTGAGCGCCGGTCATCAGCGCGTGATAGGCGTTCTCAGCTTCGTTAAGCCGAGCTTTAAGCTTATTCAGATCGTCAACGCTAAGCGTCATAAAATCCACGGACCCGTTTTGGAGAAACACGGGAGAGTTATGGCAGATTTTACAACAGTTTCAAGTTTTATGTGACTTTCACGTCACAGTGGAAAGTCGGGTCACGCTAGATTGCCGCCAAGTTCCGCGAAGGAGACTGTCTTTTTGACATGTTCGAGGGCTCGCTGTTCGGCGCGACCTTCGGACCAGACGAGCGGATTTTTGTCCCACACATCAGCCCATGAGGGCGGGTCTTCCCACGCGATGTGTTGATATCGAATGACCAGCCACGGTGCCGCGTTTGGCGACAAGTCACGCGGACGCACCAACAGACCGAGCGCGTAATACAGCAAGTCCCAGGCTTCGTTCCGACGGCTGCCGATCTTCTGCCAGCCCTGGTCAGTTCGAACCTCGTTGGTCAACTGATTGTAGAACCACGCCGGCATCCATGTCGGGAAGCGTATTGCACCACCGCCTTCTGAATTGTCGTCTTCGCGGATGCGGCGCAGCATGAGGTTGCTGGCCATGTCTTTCAGTATCCACGGGTTCAGTTCCAGCACCGGAACATCGCCCAGGGCGGCCGCAAATTTCTTGGTGCCCTGATTGTTGTCCGGCCAGAGCACGCGCGTGGACGGCGTGGTTTCATCCGGCTTATCGGGTTTTGCTGCATCGACCTTGCCGCCCTTACCGCCCTTCCCCTTGATCAGGACAAACTTGCGATGGAGACCGTCTTGCCGTTCTTTCAGCCGGCGCCAAAAAGCGTAGGCGTTGGGGGTTGTGCCCTCGGCGCCACCGCTATCGCAGCCAGTCAGATAGATGCCCATCCGACGCCCGCTACCGTCGGACAGAGGATAGGTCCGCATCATGATCTCATCAATCAGCACATCCCAATCGAGGGCAAACGCCTGAGGATCGATTCGAAGCGTGCGCCCCTCTTCGTCCTTGCGCGTTGAGAAAATGATTTTATCGCTGTCGATGATGGTGATGTTGCCTTGCGCGTCGACACCATGAACCTGAAATACAAACGACGCATTGCCGCGTGCCTGTACGTCCACGGTCGCAACGAGGAACCGCACCCAGGGCGGCACCGAACGACATTCCTCGCTCGCGCCCCAGTCTTCAGCCTTGGCCATCAGGATTTCGGGCGAGCGATCCGAGATCATCGCCTTGGGCAAGTATGGCTCACCGTGGTCGGTGTTGACGGTCTTTTTCAGAGCCGTCTCGATGCCCAGTTCGTCATATTCCTTCTGCGCGGTCAGCCATGTCGTCACCATCTTGCTCCAATCCTGGAAGGCAGCCGCAGGGCCTTTCAACCAGAAGGAGGCGATGTTTGATCGGACAAGTTTGCAGCGGGGATCAAGGATGAATTCATTCTTCGGCGGCAGCCATAACTGCCCCTCCTTGACCCAACGCCCGCCGCTGTTCAGATGGTCCTTCATATCCATCGTGTGCGGATAGCCGCAGATGGGGCAAACCAGGGTGACCTGCTCAGCCGCGTCCATCGGATCGTGATAGACCTGTTTAGGCTCGTGCTTACCGGGGAAATCGAACAGCTTGAACGAAGGCTCAAAGGCGCCTGAGCACTGTTCGCATTTCCAATTCCAGCGCCGGCGGTCACCGCGATTATAGAGCTTCAATATCCCTTCGGTGGGCGGTGCCTCGTGCGGGGTGCGCGGCGTCCACTTTGGATCGGATATGTCAAAGCCGGGAGAGGATTCCGCGACCGTCATGCCGAAGCGCATAAAGGTTTCCGCCCGCTTCATGAGCAGATCGTAGGGATTCCCTTCCTTATCGACATCCTGAATAATCCGGTCGAAGTCGAGCGCCCAATGGCGAGGAAAAGTCTTACCGGACAGATTGTCGATCGTCGGCCAGATGAATAGCCACTGCATACCTGACAAGAATTCTTTGTCGAAAACGTTGTCGTTCTTCCGACCGGGAATCAGCATGTTCCGAACGTCATGGGAACGACGTAGGAACTTGGCGAGGTCACCTTTCGACCAGTTGCGGACCTCGTGTTGCGCACTGCCCAGGATCAGATAGTCGGCCGGATCAACCTTGGCCCCGTAGGCGAGCCAATTGGGCAGCATCACTGAGTTGTGCGTCGGCACCATTTGCGTGCCAGCAAGGAATAGGTGGTCGTTCGCCGCAACTTGAATGCATCGAACTGGACGCGACTCCACCGGCTCGATGTTTCGTATCCAGCGACGATTGATCTGCGACGGCTTAGCCACGCCGCGCGCTACGAGTGGCGCGATTTGACGTGGCAGCGAGAAACAGTCTTCTGGAGAAAGCGGGGTAAAACGGATACGGTATGAAGGCTTAACGTAAATCCGTTCACTATTCTTCGTGTAGAAAGCGTCCTTTACGTCATATCCGTGTTTCACGCCTAATGAGACTAACAACTCCCGCACATCGTCAAACAGATCGGGAAACGAAGTGGAAAATTCAGCGGAAGCATTAGCCTTGTGCGCGTGACCATCTGTATCCATCAGGCCTTGTAGAAGCGCAATACGTTGCTCTACTGATGCTCGAAGATACTCATGCGGAATACGCTTACCCTTGCCTTTTGCGCCGAGTCCCTGGTCAATTAAAACAGATCTGAGACTTCTGCCGCGAATGCCCTTTACTCGGATTTCGGCGATAGTGCGATCAAGAACAAATTCAATTGAGCAGCGATAACCGGCCGACGTGATGCGACGTACGATATGTGGCGCGTCATCCAGGTTTATAGATAAAACGCCTGAATGATTGGCCCCATCCCCTAGCCATACGCCAAACGTGTATGGGTCAATTGGCAGCGTTTTGGCGGGTGTCTGTAAAGATTGCTGCATCGGTATCGCGTAGCGACAACGATACTTGACACCACCTTTAGCAATTCGCCAGGTTTCCGCCAATTGTCGAGTATTTAGGATTTTTTCCTTGTGACCCCTCTTGGCACCGTAGATATCATGTACAAACCAGTCATGATCTGCATCAGCGACAATATCCGTCCCATCATCAAAAACCACGCGATAGCAATCGCGGTTTTCCATAATAGGTGATACGGCAGTCACCCCAGTGGGCAACCCATTCGCTCCAAAGACAGTATCGCCAGGGCGCAGGGTGCCCATAGTGGTCCAGCCCTCCGGCGTGGCGATAGGTGTATCGATATCCAGAGCTTTCCCGCACCTTGCCGGGCCGGCGAAGACCATTCCCTGAAACTCTAGTGAGGTCAGTTCCTCTTGCGGTTCATTGCAGTATGGGGTGAGGGCGCTTGACCAATGCCCGCGGTGCTTACCCGACGGCTGCACCACATGGTACGTCTCGCCCGCCTGCACCACCGACATGTGACCGGCGGGTCTGGCGGCTTCGAAGGCCAATGCCCGCATCTGGTCAAAGAACTGGAAACTCACTCGGCCTCCACCAGGTCGTCACCGGCTATCTCAGCCTCATTTTCCAGGTCCTCGATGTCGCCCGCATACGACCTCATCCGAGGCTCGTTCGGTTTGGCTACCATCAATTCGAAGATTTCGTTTTGAAGCTCCCGGACAAAACCCTGAAAGGCGTTGTACTGCTCGGTAGACATAGACGCCACGCCGGGAAGTCGCTCCACCCACAACTTCAAGGCCTCGTTGATCGTCTTGGCCGTTTCACCGAAAACCTTCTGGCACTGAACGGTATGCCAAAGGTCACCCGCTTCATACTTCACCTTCATCTTCACGCGCTCAGCTTCCCAGAACGCTTTGTTGATGAACGGCGGCAGGGTTGCAGGCGACTGGCTCTTGATCCAGGCTGCGATGTGTTTCGTGCTCGGCGTGGCTAGGTAGTTGATGGCGTCCCTAAGATCGTACAACGGCGTGCGCTCGCCGTTCCGGTTGATCGAACCATAGCCTGCGATAGGACAATTCTTGAGTAGTCCGACGACCCGCCTAGGCTCCCGGCCCAGCAATGTCGCGATATTGGTGAGCGTCATGGACCGCTTGAGCATATCAATGGGCGGCGCACCAGGCTCTCTAAGGCGGTCGGCCAGTGCTTCATGCTCATCAACGTACGTCGGCTCGGACGCCCTCGCACCGCCTAATAGCCTGCGCTGCTCGGCCAGTCGATCACGCCTGGCAGTGGGTAACTCGCGGGTCGGCTTTACTGGGGCCGGACTGCCGCTCAACAGGTCTTCGATATCATCCATCAGGCCAGCAGATCCTCAAGATCGTCGGCCGAGGCACCACCGATTTTTTTAGCCCACCATGCGTCAATATCGCGCTCGCGCCACACGACTTTGCGGGTGCTCAACGCCACCTGCTTCGGAAAAAGACCCTCGCTTATGAGACGATATATGGACGGACGACTATAGCCCGTTCGGGTCTGCACTTCTTTGATTGTTAAAACTGCTTCAGACATCCCAAGCCTCGGTAAGACAACTTGAGACACCATAGCAATGCAATTTAAATTTGACAATCACTTTAAACGTGATTTATATAAACGTATGGCCCGCTCACCCCGAGGCCAAAGGCTGTAAAAATATCGGGGAGTTGAACAACGCCGCCCGACCGTCGTGTACCTCGGACCTAAGTGATCATAGGGAAAGAAGCGCGGCGGTCATTGCATCTTAGTGAGGCGCGTCCCTTTGAAGGCTCAGGCTTAGCGGATTAGTCCGCACTGACGAGGGAGCATCACCCTGCGCGACCTCACATTATGCTAACTCAACAAATCTGAAAGGTCGTCCTCCTCACCACCGGACAATCCTTTCGATTTCACGCCGTCCAGGTAGTCGTTCCACCACCGCATCATAGCGATCCGTTGGGTGAGATATTCCGCCGAATTATAGGCCGCGCGAACGTCGTCCCCATCATTATGAGCCAACTGCATTTCAACCCAATCCTCGTTCCATAGCCCACTCTCATTGAGGATGGTCGACGCCGTGCGCCGCATCCCGTGAACCGTGGCGCGGCGATGGTAGCCCATGCGATATAACGCGAAGAGCAGCGTGTTCTCGCTCATAGGACCGTCGATGCCGGGCGCAAGCAGATTACTGCCTTTGCCGTGCGCTCTCATCCTGCCCAGAAGGGCTTGAACTTGTGGCGGCAACGGCACCAGATGCTCCCGATTCATCTTCATGCGCTCCGGGGGTATGCGCCACAGGTCGCCTTCGATTTCGGGCCAGGTGGCGAACCGCACCTCTATGGTCCGCACGAATGTTCGCAGGACAAATTCTAGAGCGAGTGGTGTGAGTGGATCTCCGTCGTACCGGCTGAGACGGGCGAAAAATTCCGGCAGATCAGAAGGCTTGAACATCTTGCGGTGTTCGACCCTCGGCTTAGGCTTCAAAACATCTACGACATAAGTGGCCGGGTTCGCCGCAATGTACCCCTCGGCCACGGCGAGCCGGAAGACGCGGTTGATGTTCTGGTTGATGCGGCGCGCGGCGTCCAGGGCGCCCCGCTTCTCAACCGCCCGAACCACGCCGACCAGTTCCGTCGCCTGTATCTGATCAAGCGGCTTTCCCCCGATCGCCGGGAATACGTCATCTTCAAACCGTTGCGCCACGCGTATCTGGTGATCAGGTTTCCAGCGGGCAACCATGTTCGATTGCCATCGCAAGGCCATCTCCCGGAATAGCGGTGTGCGGGTAGTGACCGCCGGCATGGGCGACACCGTGCCGGGGTCAACGCCGGCCTTTAGTGTTGCCCGGGCTTGGTCGCGGCGAGCACGGGCATCTTCAAGAGACACGTCGGGATAAACACCAAACGCCAGTGTCTTCTGCTTGCCAGAAAAACGGTAAGCCATCCGCCATAATTTGGAGCCGGTCGGCTGAATCAGGAGGTAAAGCCCCTTCTCATCCGACTTTTTATACGGCCTGTCGTCAGGCTTGAGTCGGCGGCAGGCGAGGTCTGTTAGCGGCAATGTGTTGGTATCCTGAGGCTAAATTGCCGTTGTAGATACCACGATACCATCAAAATACCAACAGGTGCTATGAGCTTCTACGAGTTCTGGTGAGACAACCCGAGACAGTGATACCGACAAATTTTCAATCGTTTCAGTGCCTTATAATACAATCCGAGACAATCTGAGACTGTCTAAGACAAACGGC